GAGTAGAGTTATAGTGCTGACGTATTGGGGAGAAGTCAGCGCTTCGCCTTTCTTGCCCTCCTCCTCGATGTGGATGCTACCGTTGTTGGCATTAAAGATTCCGGCCCCCCATGCTATGTTGCTCGTATTGACGTGCTGGTAAACTTCTCCATTTTTCATAATAGAAAAATGCCAGCTAGCCTGTCTTGCACTATCAAGAACGCCGAACATTCCTGCACGATAACCTTCTGCTGAGTGTATGATGACGCGGACTACGCCTTTCGTATGGGTGTTGGTATTGGGGTAACCATACTTGTCGGTGGGCCTCCAGATGGAGCCAGAGTATCTAGCCATGTCTCTTACTCTGTTTCTTCCTTAGGCGTTTAGTCTCTACAACCTTACCACGTTTGTTGAAGGTGAGTCGTATCTTCTTTCCCTTTTTGGTAGTCTTAACTCGAACTCGGCCACCTTTCGGTATGGGCACTAGAACACCGTGCGACTTAGGGCGGCTGCAATTACTGCCCCAAGGATTAGGTAGGTTAGCTTAGTATTAGTCGCAACTTTATCCTTTATGGATTGTAGCTGCATGAGCATGTGATACCAGTCGTTGTCTATAAACTCGCGGAAAGTCTTAGGTTTTCTACTCACTATGGTTATCGTCTCATACTTGATAGCTGGTATTAGAACTACCTTACGCGAGGAGTCCGTTGTCAGTTATAGCCTCATACAGACAGTCAAATACAACCACTCCTGCATTGGTGTCTTGTGTCGCAGTCTCCACTATGATGTTCTCGGACACCAGGACACCTTTGAGAGCATCGGGCAGGTCAATAGAACCGTTGGTCGGAGTGGATGTGACCCACCACTCGTTTGCGTCAAGGTCTACGCTATTGGTTGTAGCCACGAAACGAGTAACCCAGCTGGAAGTTCCGAGAGAGACGGTGGCTGTTGCGAGAGCTTCACCCAAGTTGGTCGTAACAAATGCCGTCAGAGCATGGACAAGCACTCGACCAGTCGCGGTGAACACTGTGGTCGCGGTGCCTGCCTGACCCTTCCCCGATGTTCCGTCGAAGGTGATAGTCGTTCGGACGTGTTTGACTACGCCTGTTCCTTTAGTTATCTTAGCCATAGTTAATTTCCATAGCTCACTCGGAGAGTAGCATCAACGCCATCTCTACGGATGAAGCGTATCTCTGCTAGCTGAGAGTTTCTGTCTAGTTCGAGGATGTCTCCAGGTTCAAGGACATGGCCTACAGACGCAGTGGGAGCTGTACCATCTATTCTAAACCTAACCGCCGCAGTTTCTACAGTAATTAGAGCAAACTGGGCGTCGTTTAGGGTCGCAGTAGTCAGAGCTGTAGAGTTAGTGGAGACTGTGACAGACTCGAAGGCGTCGAAGTCCGGCCCGAATTCTTGTTTAGCCACCTACTTCTTCCTCTTGTTTCTTTTCTTCTTCCGCTCTTTCGGGGTATGTCCTGGCACTAGTATCTCCTTGTGTAAGCTTCTCCAGAATCATCCTCTGGAATGCGCGGTCTTCGTCTTGCCGTTTCTTCCAATCGGCCTCAGAATCGCGGCTCTTGATGTCCTGCATTAGCGCCCACTCGTCCTTGTGACGCTTCGTCATGTGGCGGGTTTGCTGGTAGGACGTTTTTAGGTTGGCCTTCTTGCAGTAAGCGATACCTAAGCTATCGAGTACACTCCGTTCGGGGGCGTCCTTATGTAGCATACACTTGAATGTCCCTACATCCGGTCGGATGCCTGGGTCAACTAGAGTGAACACGAGGGCGTGGGTATCGGGGTTCCTCTTCCTCAGTTGAGTGGGGAGCATGTTGCGATTAACTACGCTGGGGTCTCCCGTCACGCGGTCAAAGACCATGACGTACCCCGCACTAGTTACACTAGAGATGCGGGATGATAGCTCACTGTCCTTTCCGTGCTCTATCTCTTCACCCGTCATATCCCCAGGCTCTAAGGTTTCCTGTCCTTGTAGTAAAACCAGCAGCTCTTCGTTCTCCTGAACAGCCAGGGCTTCCTGCTCTTTCGAGCTAGTTCCGTCTGCCATGTCTAGTAACTCCTTTTACCTTTCTTGTGTGCTCTTACGGCACTGTCTAAATCTAACATCCTCTGCAACATATCCTCTCCCTCCGGCACGGGTAGGTGCTCGTTGGGTTGGGAAGTTGTGTCGCGGAGGTCGTCGGCTATATCCTGCAGTTCCCCCACTGTGTGCAGCCACAATGAAGGAACGCGGAACTGTCTTGCGTTGAAGTTCTCGGCGAGCCCTAAGTCCCGCCGGAACTCTGTCATCCTGTCTTCTCTATTAACAATGATAAGCTGATAGCGGTGGAAACCCTTATATGTCGGGGACTGCAAATCCACTTCTACCAATGCGTAGGCTTTCTCGTCGGGGTGGACGAAGAGAGTAGAAGTAAGTGGCATTATCTATACCACGTCTTCGGACTCTGGTGAGCTTGGAGACGCTTGATTCGGCTCTTGACAGCTTGACGCTGCTTCTTTAACCGCTCCTCTGCCTCGTCGATAGCCCGTAGTTCTTCTTCTCTAGTCATCTACGCTGAGACTGCCTTAATTACTGCGAAGTTGATTAGGATAGCTCCTGTCTCTGCAGTACCGGCTGCCACGTTGCCGTTGTGTACGCTGATGTTAAATGAACCAGCAGCGGTTCCCGACACAAAGACAACTGTACCTCCACTGTCGGAGCCGGATTGTTCGGATACGACAATGGTATCGCCGATAGCGACCTCAGAGTTAGTAACGACGAATTCCGTCGTACCCTCTGCTGCGAGGGATGAGGTGTCTGTAGTAATGGTTCCCGTGGCCGTATTCAGGGTTACGCCAGTTATACGACTTGTAATCTGGGTAACTGCGCCACCAGCCCCAGTAGCGTAACCGAGGAAACCCCCAGTTAGTACAAAGCCGTCAGCGTTCATGTGCCCTATCTTAGTTCCTTCGTAATAGAACTCTAGTCGGGAATTAGGGTCATCCCGTCGCCAACCAGTCATTGTTGGGCTTACTGCCATTTTATTTTCTCCTTTAGCGGTCTAGGCCGCACTTGATAAAGGTTATGCGGGGGAGATTTCTGGCTCTCCCCCAAAGCCTACTTAGTCTAACTTGTTGAACGCGGCTTCCTAGCGTAGAGGTAGTCCACGTCCAAGTTGAACGCGGTTCCCTGCTCGAAGGCTTGAACCATCGGGCAGAGAGCCACTGCAGCCACTAGCGCCGTAGTGCCAACGACTGTGTGGACGACCTCACCATTGACATTAAACTCTGCCGACGTTCGGTCGGCATTAAGGTGTACGCCAAGAGTGATTGCCTCAGTCGCCACGGGGTTTAGTCGGGAGGGTAGAACCGTGCTAACTGTCACTGAGTCAGTAGCTCCTGCCACTGCCCACAAGTTCTGTGTGGTTGCATCGTTGTCGAAGAGGATGCCAATGGCGTTGCTCATGGTGTCGATGGTCACTGTATCAGTAGACGCTGAGAATGAAGACTCGTCCGTACTAGCAAGTGAGTCACCGAAGCCAACAAAGAACTTGTTGTCTGTGATAACGTCGATGAAGAAGCGGGCCTCCATATAGAGGTCTCCTTCGCCTGCTACATAGTTGAGATTGAAACTTACTGCGGTGATGTCGTCATCATTAGAAGCAGCGGGGTCGAGACGGAGCCGACCATCAGCGTCAGGATTAATCTCCGTTGCAACACCAGTTGCACTCAGGAAGTCGACTTCTGGTAGGTCGGCGATAGCTGTTACTGCGAAGTCTTCAAACTGTCGGAAGACTCCAAACATTGTATCTGTAGCCATTATTTATTTTGTCCTTTCGTATCCTTCTCTTGTGTGAAGTCTACATACGAATTGTTTACTTGTGTACGCCCTTTAGCTAACTAGTTGGGGCTGTGGCATCGCTCTGTATCTCATACAACCAATTGCCTGAGGAGCGTTCTCCATAAGCATATTCGTCATATATAATCAGTTCGGTAGCTCCACCACCGAGCTTCTCATTCCTAAGAATGACAGTTCGGGGTGAGCGGCCCTGGACTAGAACGATAGCTTCCTTAGCGAAGATTCCGCCTTTAACGTCATCAAAGCCATCGATGCTAATGTTAGCATCCTCGAACAGCATAGCGCCGTCGATTTGCCCCTTGAAGCCTTCTTGGAAGACACGGGCTGTCTGACCCTCTGGGAGAGGGTAGGTTCCGTAGCCACCAACGGCCTCGTCGAAGAGGTCTTTGAACTGGAAGGGGTGGAGGACAGTATTAACGGGTGGGTTAGAAGGCTCTGTACCTCCACCGAAGCGGACGCGGGATGCGCCAGCCGAGATGTGACCGGAAGTCAGGGTTGTCCCTGCACCTGCCAGAGAGGTAGTAGCACCGTCCAAGACCGTGATACCGTCGATGTCTTTCTTTCGCTCAATAGCGTTCTGTGCTAGAGAGCCTGTTTGTGAGAACGCATTCTTGGAGATTCTAGCTCCAACGCGGTCTGTAATGACAGTGTGAATGGCGACCATTGACGGGGTGATACTGAAGAGAGTGTCGGATAACTGCTGTGGGTTGTCGAGTTCAGTCGTCTCAGTTACATTAGAGGCGGTCAGAGCCGCTAGACTAATCTCGTGCCACGTTAGGCCGATACCCTCGCCCAGTGTTTTACCGTCAACGAGCCGCTGCATAACACCCTCATACTCACGCACTATACGTGCGCTCGACCTGACCGTAGGCAGAGAGTCTGCCAACGAGTCAGTTGTAGTGTTACCTGAGGCCATTATTTAGTTTACTCCTTATGGTTTATTTTATTCCTGCTGGAACGTCAATGCCCTGTTTACGGAGTATCGCGGCGACCTTCGCCGTATCTACATCCTCACCGTTCCCAAAAGCTTCTAGTAGCTCGTCATCGGACTTGTTAGTGGGCGTAGTGCTTGGACTGCTACTGGAGACGTCTTTCGACGTACTAGTAGTGTCCTTACGCTTACCTAGTCCAGCTTCTACTAGTCGAGCTTCCAACTCCGTGAGCATGTCCGTCTTGGCAAGGCCAAGGGCCAAGGTCACGTCGTACTGAGCTTTCGCACCAGCGATAGCTGTCATCAAGTCAATGACACCGCCACCAGACTTCTGTACATCAGTGTAGATTTTATTTAGCAAATCCTCACCGAGAACCTTAAAGTCAGGGCGTTCAAGAAGCATTGTCTCAAGCTCGGAGCTGACTCGCCCCGCCGCTTGCTGTAGCAGCGCTCTTTCACGAACTTGGTCTGCGGTCTGTTGACCAAGCTCCTCCAAATCACCAGAGTCAATTAACTGCTGGGTCTCTGCGGAAGACCGCTGCTGCTCAAGCGACGCCTCTCGTTGTCGCTGTATCGCCGTCATGCGTCTCTCGTAAGTACCCTGCCGCTTATCGGCCTCTGTTTGGAGCGCTATCCGTCCCTCGTCCGAGCCAAGAAACTCTGCTATCTGCTCCTTTGTCAACGCTTTAGTATCGGTCGCGTTAGTCCCGTCAGTCTTTTGACTATCTGTATTCTGATCGTCAGCCGAATCCTCATTGGAATTCGTATCGTCTTCAATCATTACAAATCCTTTCAAAACTATTCATTACTAATTAGTATTATACCACACTCAACAAAGCTTGTCAAGGGGTTATTAGTCTATTTTCACTCTTTTTTGGGTATTTCTTAATAGGGGTTTCATTAGTCTGGTAATAGCGGGTTCTCTAGGAACGTTTCTGGAAGTTCTCTTCGTGGTTGGAGTGCCTCAATAAAGTTACTAGGAGGCTGGGCGAAGTCGGTGAAGGACGCGGGAACGCCTGCGGCCTGGAGCAACTCTAGGCGGCGAGCCTCTAGCTGGTCTTCCACACTGAGAGTATCGAATAGGAAGGGGTAGAAGGACAACATTTCGGGGTGGGCGAGTACGAACTGGTCTTGTTCAGGGTTGCGAACGAAGTCTCGAAATTGGGAGAAGGTGGACGCCCGCGCTATGACTAGGACGGCCATATCAATGCCAGGAGTAAGTGCGCCCAATACCTGTAGAACTTGGTCTCGACTGACTGTTAGGCCTACTAGAGCCGCTAGTTGGCGTATCTCCGTAGCTCTGTCTAAGAGTAGGTCAACTTGGTCTGACTGCGCCACGTCCAAGAGACGATACTTAGGAAGGTCGAACCATATATCTATGTTCTTGCGGGCGGAGTTGCGAATTTTCTCCACGGCGATAACTTCGGGGTCGTTGAACGTATTCTCAGGATTACCCATAGCACGTTGGGCGTTCTGAGACATATCAGCCTTTAGGCTGTCTTGGAAGGCAATGGCTAGACGCACATCGTCCTTATCGCCAGGGACACCGTTGTTATTCCAGTCACGATTGAACTCAACTTGCTGCACTTGCTGGAAGATGATTTGGTCTCGGCCTTTGAATTCAAAGTCGGCGTCACCTAAGAGTTCCTCGAACCTGCCTGCACTTTTAGCCATCTCACCACGACGAACATCGTCGTAGACCTCTCCTGCCCCTGGTAGGCCGTTAAGAACTGCCTTAGCGTTAGGAACGAGTGCATTACTCCGCGCCTCTCTAATCTCCTCGCTCTTGTTAGTGGGCTGAGTGTCAATTCCTATAGCCTTTGGGTCAACCCCCAAGATATTCCCAATGAACTCGGCGGCAGTTCCCTCTGCTTTAAGTCGGTCGGCTATCTCCTGTAGTTCTGGAGTATCTCTGATAATCTGTTCCCTATTCTGTCGAATTAGCTCCTTAAAGGGGGCGCTATCAGGGAACATCTGGTCGTGCTTCTCACTCAAGGTCTGTGGCGAGGTACGTAACCCCTGCGCCTCAAAGGCCACAGCTGTCCAGTTGGCTCCCTCCATTCGGGCCTGTAGAGTGAAGGGAAGGGCAGACGTACCTATATGTAGAGCCAATTCAGGAAGGCCGTCAATGTCCTCGAAGGGAACTGTGTCTGCCCCTGTCGTAGCCTCAATAGTACCGGCTGCGATACCAAGGCCCACAGCTCCACGTCCTGACCACACACGCAGGAGGGGATTCTCAAACATGTCGGCGGAGGCGAAGGGCGCGAACTCTTCGAGGGCTCCTTCAGAGTCACCCGTTGCGAACTTGAATCCGCCAACGGCTGCCGACTCGCCAAAGACTGCGAGAAGCTGAGTAATGGCTCGGACTTGACCCCCTATACCAATCCACTGTCCATTAATCTCGTGGGAGAGAAAACGCTTTCCGTTTAGGGGGTTGAGACCTTCGGTTATTTCATCCCAGTCCTTACCTAATGCCAACCCGCTCAGGACGTAGAGGCCTGTGGCACCAGACGCCAGGGAGCCCAACGCTCGCCAGGACGCCCTACCATTGGGAGTAAACGGGCCATTCCTTAGGTCTGCGACCAGGGCCACAGTAGAACGCAGGAGGCGGGGGGAGAAAGCCACCCACATAGACTCTACACCTCTACGGTTGGGAGTTAGACCCAACGCACGAGTGTCGAGGCCACCAGTCATGTTGCGGATGAATTGCCAAAGTTCGGACTCGGTGCCCTTCCATCCTTTCTCCATAGCTTCAAAGAGGAAGACACGGTTAGCTGCGAGGCCTGCATTGTAGGAGGCCATAAAACGGCCAGCGGTCTGCTTGCCGCCCTGCCTCATAATATTCTGGGCAATCCTACCGCCAGGGATATTACGTGCTAAGGCGTCAAAGCTAAAACCCTCTCCGACCTTTAGAGCGGCGAAGAACTCAGGGTCACCAATGGGGGTGCCACTCTTAGCCATCCGCTGAAAGGTGTCGAGATGTGAGCGGAGAAAACGAGCCTGTATGGTAGGGTCGAACCAAGCCATGTAGTGAAATGCTGTTGCCTTAGACCACACTACAGGGTTTCGAGCTAGAGTGGGAAGGCCGTGAATGAAGGGCAGGGCAAAGTCGAGTAGGGACGCTGTAAGACGTACAGTATTACCAAGAGTATTAAACCCCTTAGCAAATACGTTCTGCTGCGAGATGGACGCACCCATCGTAGCCAGTCCGTCCTGTAGTTTCTTTACATCTTCGCGGGGGAAGAAACGGTTACGCCACTTCCCAACAGAGATATTATCCGGCATGTCCTTGCCAAACATTTTACCAGGGAGTATCTCCTTCTCGCGGAGGGCATCCTTCGCTCGACGATAGCGAGCCCCGACCTCAGCAAATATCGCCTTCGACTTCTTTAATTCTTCTTTCGCTGCTGTTCTCTGCTCGTCAAACTTCTTGCGAAGGGCCTTCTCTTCCTTTGTGAGCTTCCCCTTCTTAGCTACCCGCGGTACACGTATCCGACGTAACTCCCTCTCAGCACTTACTAAGCGAGTAGTCACTGTCTCCATCCGCGACAGCAGCTCAGGATTGAGGACAGCCATAATTTCCTTCTCAGTTACCGACAGAGGCCGTAGGGCCGCGGCTAGTTGCGCGTCAGCCACCTCGCGGTAGGCTTGGTTAGCGTGTAGAAGAAGAGTGGTACGGGGACTGATTTCATAGTCTACCCTGCCCGATATGACACCCTCTCTTGCCTCTTCGTAGTGGCGTTGTAGGCCAGGGTTAGTAGGTCTAGTAACGTCTATACCGTCTACACCCTTAACCTTACGTGGGACATAGAACCAGCCTTCTGCTCCCTTGATGGCGCGGGGCTTCAGACCATTGGCTACCCTCATGTCCTCTAGTTCTTTAACGACTTGTAGATAGTCATCTATCTGCGCTCTCTGCGCCTTACTTAGATTCTTGTAGTCTCCAGGGCGGGAGAAGACCTCCCACCAGAAGTCCGATTGACCCTCGGCCACCTTTAGGTTCTTAATAGTCCCCTTACCCACGATATCAAATTTGGAGAGACGACCAAAACCCAGGACTGTGCTAGTATGGACATCTGAAGCGGCGATTACGGCAACCTCGGCGGAAATCTCACCTGCTAATCGTTGTCGATAGTGCGCTTGAAGTACCCTACCCACTTCTGTACTATCCAAGATAGAGGCGTTGATGCCAGTGTTTCCGACAAGCCAGCGAACCACTCGGTTCTCACTAGTCACGACCTCCGGTATCATCTCTTCTAGTGGACGCATGTGTGCCACGAAAGTAGTGCCTACTTCTTCGGCACTACGGGTAGTCTGTGCGGCGAATTCGCCCGCGTCGTCTGCAACTTGTGCTGTTACACCAGGGTCTCCTTTGGGGGTGTCGGCTCCCTGAGCTATATCATCCAGCTTAGTCTCAACAGGAACGCTCGCTGGCTCTACCACGCGGGGGGTAGCAGCGGCTTCCAGAGCCTCATCTGAGAGGTTTGCGATAGTGGAGGGGTCTCCACCTAGCTCCCGTACTCGGCCTGCCAAAAGGTCTTTCATCTCCAACACCTCGGCAGCCTTTGGAGTAAGGCGCGGGATAGTGAGTAGTTCGAACTTCCCTGTTTCAAGGACTTCCTCTGCAGTAATCTTTAGGGACTTGAGAGTAGCCTCGACTCCACTACGAAGGATAGCGTTTACGTCTGTGCTGGGATTACCCTGAACTATATCCTTGAGTACACGTCGTAGATTACCTAATTGTGTTGGAGTTACATCAACCGCGGTCGGGGCCGCTTCATCAAGGGCCTTAATTATATCGGCCTTCTTAGACTTCGGAGACACCTTAATCCCGCGCTTAGAAGCTTCTTCAAGGAGCTGCTTCTTAGTAAGCCCCTCGAATGACTCCTTTGCTGCTAGAGATGGAACTCCGAACTCCACTCTCGCAATATCAGGAGTCAACTGCTGGGCCAGTCGTCTTTCTTCCTGCACTATCGTACTGAATGCATTCTCAGCTACGGCTCTGTCCGTAGTAGAAATTCCCTCTTTGACAATAGATTGACGGGCAGCAGTAACTACTTCATGTCCAGCAAGTGCAGCTTTTGCGGCTTTTGCTCCCTTACCACCTCTAATCGCTATACGGAGTAGTTTGGTAAATTGACTAATCTTAGTGAACCCAACAAAGGGGACTAGATTTAGGGGGTCAAAGACAAGACGAACAATTATTTGTACGGGAAGAGGTAGTTCCGAAAAGACTGCCGCCGCACGTTCCTGTTCTTTTTCGCTGCCCAAAGCGGCAGCAATAGGATTAACAAAACCACCATGTTGTAAGGTGGGGGGAGTGAATGAGAATTCTTCTGCTTCACGACCCCCTAACCTTTCCTCTAGTTCCCTCTCAGCTTGTCCAATAATAACGCCTGGAAAGGTAGCAACGTCTGAAACCTGTGTACCAAAAGTAGCGATAGGTGTAAAGACGTCCCGCTCTGCAATCGAGATACCTTCAAGAACATTCCGCACCAGAGAACCACCCCCCCCCACAGGAGTTATGAAGGGTGTACCCTCAGGTGGAACTACCCGAGGCGCAGTCTTGGGTGTGGCAACGCCTTCCCGCTCAGCGAGTTGGTCTTCTAGTGATGAACTCATAAGCTGGCGGTCTACATCACGTAGTCGAGTACGCGCTTCTTCTATTAACTCCCGCCGTTTCTTCTGCTGGGAGGTCTCGAAACGACGTAGGAAATTAGAAGCACTTCCGCTTCTAGAACCTATTAGTACCATTTAGTGAAACCCTCGTCCAAAGAAATTGTCCATATGAGTGAGAAAGTGTGGGGCTACTTGGCGGAGAGTATACCAGAGGTAGCCCCTGAAAGGAGGTGTAGTTGTCGATTAGAGGACGCCTTGTAGTGTGACTTCCTGTATGCGTCGTAGAATATCCTCGGTGGCTAATCCACCACCAGTAGCTTCATCGCCGACTCCGAAGGCAGAGGTAAGGAGAGTCCGGCCTGCTCCTGTTCCCTGTTGGAAAGTACGTGCTTGCTGCTCAATAGAGCCTAAGCCTGATACACCCTGCTCACCAATAGAGATTCCACCTCGGCCTGTGAGTCCTTGGAGGGCTTCTACTGTTCGTCCTCTGAACGCCTCAGCGCCCTGGACAGCACCAAGTCCCTTGAATCGCTCACCGCCTGGGACTAGCTCCCCACCAATACCAAGACTAAGTAGTACGGCCCGCACGGGGTCTTGCCCTTTAGTCTGGGCAATAGTAACGAGTCGTTCTTGCTCTAGTTGTTTCCGCTGCTGCTCTAATTGGAAAGCCTCCTGGCGTTCCTGTAGAGTTAGAGCACCTTTCTGTCGGAGTTGTTCTAGACGGACGCCTATACGCTCTTCCTCGGCAGCGCGAGCACGTATTGTATTGATGTCTAGCTGACCACCGAGGCGTAGGCCTGCTTCTGTTTGAGCAAAGGCGGGAGAGGCAAAGCCACCTCCACCACGGCCGTCCATGAATTCAGCTAGAGCTGCGAGAATTTGCTCTAGAGTGGGGTCACCCCCACCCCCTCCACCAGAAAGAGTCCCACCTGGAAATAGTTCACTCTCTCGTTGTGTGAATTGCCGTCGTCTAGCAGCTATCTGTTCTTCTTGGTGAGGCATTATAGTCCTTCTCTATTCCGGCGCTCAAACGCCTTCACTTGTTCAATGAAGTCCGTACGGACAAGGACAGCATTAGTTTCTTCATTCACTTTGGTTACCTCGGAGAGAAGTTCTTTCCACCCCTCTACACTATGTCGTACTTGATTATACCTTGAGAACAATTCGTCTTCGGACAACTCTTCACCCAGGAAGGGCTTGTCTCCAAAGGCTAGTTTGGCTGCCTTCAATCTGTCGTGGAGCCGTCGGGCTACCATCTTTACGACAAGTTCTAGCTCGTCGGACTTCATCGTGGGGACTTCCGGCTTTGCCCTAACCATTACTGTATGGGCTCCGTTCCCGCTAGGGGAGTAGGTACTCCTGGCTGGGCGTTTTCAGTAAGGAGGCCTCTACCCCCTCCGGTGGTCTGGGGAGCGGCCCCAGGTGGGAATGGCCCGCGGCCAAGTCCACTCAGAGCTTCGAGAAGCTCGGCGGGCACCTCACCAGGGCGGGCGGCACTAACGTCGGTGAACTCTTCCTGCTCCTGTAAGAGACCTAGTTCCTTGAGTATCTCCTGAACCATAGGCTCCTGTACCTCTGGCAACTCTTCTATACTTTCGATCAGCTTCTCCATCCGCAGTTCTGCTGCGTTCGGGATGTCCAGAATATGCTCATACGTCCAGCCTCTCGGTAGACCCAACTCCATCGCTAGTTTCGCCACACCCATGTCGCTATTGCGGTCGAAGGGACTCTTCGGTTGGATACTAGCTTTCATGCGTCCCTTAGCGGCCTTTGCCATCTTTACAGTTAGCTCTTCACCATCTATAATAACGGCCTCACCAAGCCACTCAACGCCACGGTACAGTAAGTCCATTACGTTGGTAATGCCCTCAGCCATGTGGGTAGAGATAGGAGTCAGCTTGGAACGAGCCACGTTAATCCGTAGGTTCACCTGAAACGCAGGGGCAGAGCCCTCCACACGACCAAACAGGACGTCCTCTAGAGTATGCCGCTGAATCATGTCGTCTATCGTTGCCATTAGGAGGTCGGCAGAAGGAAGATTCTGGGGAGGCGCTAACGGAATCAGGGTCTCGTCTGACCACGTTGCAGTCACACCGCCAAGGTTTACCTTTAGTTCTGGGCGGTCTTTCCCCGTTATGGAGCTTTCCGTTAGTTTCCACTCATAGCTAGGTAAGTAGTACGCCCACACCATCGTAGCCAGTCGGGACACGAGCATGTCAAAGCCCTCAAGGTCTTCCTTCGCGTCTTCGAGGAAGGACTTGAATCGGCCTTTGTAGTCATTAAGTTCGGTACGAATACCAGGAATCATTACCAGAGGACATTTGCCCAGGCCGTGCTCGAAGACCTGTAGCTCATCGTAGGTTTTTGTGGTACTTACGCCGAACTCCAGACTCTCCGCTATCAAGGCACTACGACTGGTGAGGAAGTATCCTACCCAGTTGGTATCTAAGTATTCCACTACAGATAGTCGGTCGAACCAGCGAACCTCGCCACGTTCTATCATGCCTGCTACGAGACTGGAACCTAAATCCTCAGCCAACGTCTTTGCAAGAACTCTCTTTTCCTCGATGCTCGCTATACAATTATCACTACCAGAGAGCAGAGGGAGGACGTTTAGGGCTGGTACGTGCTGGATAATAAAAGGGAACTTGGCTTCGGAGGTTTTCCACTCCTTGATGACCTTTAAGTAGTCTTGAGGACTTTGCCCTTCTCGCCTAACGGGGTAGCCCGCGTCCTCTGTCCACACGGAAGAGAGGGGCAGCGCCTTAATAAAGGCTCGGCCATAGGATAGAGTGTCTCGCGCAACCGCTGACCAGAAATCATTACGGAGTAACTGCTGTTCAAAGACAGTAGCCGTTACCTTCTCGGTTTGGTCGGCTAGAAGTTCCTCTTCGTGGCCGATTTCAGTGGCCTCCATAGAGAAACTAGGACTAGCCATCAGAAGACCACGGGCATGCTCGATAATGCCTCCCGCGCGGCCCGTGTGCATCTCTACCGGCTTCATATTGCGGTCTTCACTCGGTTCGAGCACCTCAATATCCTGACGATTATGGATTAGGTCTTGTAATTCGTGTCCGTGGTCTAGAGCCTCGCCCCAATCGTCCAGCAGGAGTTTGTGTAGGTCTGCAACGGACTGGCCCGTAGGTTTGGCTGTAGTGTGTGGCATTATCTAGTCCTCTAGCCCATAGTAATCCGAGGACGAGGGCGGTCTAAGACAGAAGACGGGTGCCTCATCTTCGTTAGGTTATCTACCAGTGTAAATAGCGCGTCTATGTCGTCAACGTGGGGGGTATTTGGGTAATGAGTTAGTTCATACTCACAATCGACGAACCAGTCGGCGTTTTTAGGGAAAAGTACGTGTCCTCCATGTAAGAATGGAGCTAAAGAGTGTGCTCGGCTCATTTTCCCACCCTTAGCGGGTACTGGAACGACTGGAAGTGTCGATTGGCTCATTAAAGTCTGCACAGCGGGGGTGCCAGAGGCCGCGTCCTCTATCCAGACGGTGAATTGTGGCCACATTAGGTTGCCTTGCATGATTTTGTCGAGCAATTCGGTCAATCCCCACCTCCCCTTAATGCGGTCGAGGATGTAAATACGTCCATACTTGTCCATACCTCCGATGTAGCCGACTGAGAAGTCATTTTGCTCCTTCTCTTTGAAGGCGGTGTCCCACCCAGAGGCGACTACGAGGTCGTGCGACCGTGCTATATCATGGGGAGCCTCCTCATACGTGCTCAAGTGTCGGATAATCTGTGCCTTACCGCCTGTGGTGTCACCTTGGTACTGTAGAGCGAACATAGCGGGGGCCTCATACTCCTTATTGAGTAGGAAGGGTGTAGGATAGGCCTCTTCCCAGTACGAGCGGTCTGCTTTGAGCGCCTTGGTGTGTATCACTGTGACGCCTTTCTGCTTCATCCGTTTTCCGAGGAAGTCGGCTACGTTCCAACGGGTGCCGATGTCTACCTCCCACGCATCGGAAGTGAGGCGCGTAGAAATTGCATCCTCGTAGTTCTTCCATACCTTGTCCAGCATGTGAGTAGTCGCAGAATTCTTCGGGTCGTGTGCGTCGTCCACCACTAATCCGTTCAGTCGGTAGGCGACCACGGCAGATGTAGTACCCCCCGCTCGTAGGGAGGGGTGGGGGTCTTTGAGATTGTCTCTCTTCAGTTGGAATTCGGCTGCGCCCCATCTCTTCTTGTCCGGCTCTACCTCTGGAAAGGTAATGCGGTACGGTAAGGAGTGCTCAATTATATTTCGGATAGCAAAGCTACGACTCCAGGCGACTGTATCAGCGTATGAGAGAAGCCCAAGGTGGCGGTCGGGATAACGACCCAACATCCACGCTGTAAAGCCAACTCCGACAAGCTGAGTCTTGCCTGAACCTGGAGGGGCGATGATAATGACCTTCTGGCCATCGGGATTGTCTCCTATCTTCTGTAGTTCCTCGACCCACCTCTTCTGGTGAGGAGCCGGAGTAATGTCCAACACGAACTTGCAGAACTCGACGAAGCTTTCCCTCGCCAGTTTGCCTCGTGCTGCTACGGATTCTATACTAGCTGTGGACACACGCAGCTTGGTTGGTAAAGGTGATATTGAAGTCACTCGCAGTCCCGCTAGTATCGAATGGATATATTATAGTCGGACACGGCTCTGCCGTCCACTCCTTGCTACACTTACCACAGTAGCTAGTATCGCACTCCTTGCAATACTTTACCTCGTGGTTACAATGGTCATGTATATCGTGCTTACTCATTCTAGGCTCCTCTCTCCGCCAGCTCTTGAAGCTCGGCATCGCTCTTCTTCAACAGTTCAGCCTCAATACTCTTATCGGCCCTATTTCTTTTATCGCTCAATTTAGTTGGTACTCCCAACACTCTCTCTATCGCCCATAGTGCGGCCTTTAATTGAGATGAAACAACACCCGACTCTCCACCTCTCTTAGCTATTTTCAATACTATCTCGGTGTTCTCTACAATACTTTCCCGCAGTAGCTCCATAGCCTGAGAGGTTAAGTCGGTACAAAGCTCATCAATCCGAGTTAAAAAGTCCTCTTCCTTCTTCCAGGTGGAGATGGTTTGAGGCCAAATTTCCAGCTTTCGGGCTATGTCGGCCTGCGTCCAGCCCTCGGCTATGAGGAGAGCTGCTCTTTCCTTAATAGGAGTTAGTTTAGTCTTCGCCAAAACTCATTAAGCCTGGGGTACTCATCCTGTTTCTCTTGACTAGGTACTAACTTAGGGTGTGTCCTATCTTCCTCTAGACACGTATCTGTGTTTTCCAACTAAGCATTGTACCAATCTACGATTTTAGACGTATATAAGACCCTTTGGTTTACTTCGTCTCCATCATACCACAAATAACTCTCGTTGTCAAGCCCAAAACCTGGGTAAAGCTAAAGTTTCTATGTTTATTTTGAAAACTTTCTGTTCACTGTTCTCACTATAACACACTCCGGCCCACTTGTCAAGGGGGTAGACTTGCGAAAACTAGTATTTCTTCATATTTCTATTTTATCAATATTTATACTCCCGTAACCACCCCCCTCTTAATACTAAGAATCCCCGCGCTGACACGTCTGATGCCCTTTTGCCCTTATGTGCGCCCTGCACCTAGCGCTTGCCTGGGGGTTGATTGGGCGAAGAAGGGGCTGAAACAGCGGAGGGTAATCCACGTCCCCACCTGGTGACTCAAACTTCCCCGAAATCTCCTGCCGATTCCTGCGTTTGGGGGTTGACATGAACCTAATCCATCCTGGAAAGTGGGGGTAGCACATTCACAACCGGATACGCCAGCGGCCCTGAGGAAGCTACCGGCTTCACTTTCATCAAGGGCATACCACTGCCGACCAAAGGGCTGACGGACCGCACGATTGGCAATCGGACATACGAATGAACGCTCCTGTAGGCGTGGTTAGTCCCATGTCTAGAGGAGATCAGTCTTGAGCTTAGAACCTAAGACTTGGCAGTGTGGTCACTGCTCATACAGCCTCCCACTCCCCTCTCAGAATACCGTGGTGTATACTGATACGCTTATGCGGATTAGGGAACACAGGTTCGCTCACATAGTTGACGCATTGGAGTCCGAGTCGGATACCGACATACTGCAACTGTGCGAGGATGAGTCTTCACCTTTGGGTGAGACGGTAGAGGAAAGAATACGTGATTTAGATAAGCGTACAGGTTCCGGCCCTGTAGAGGCAGAGGACGCGGCCTATATCCTAGCCGGTATCACGGCGCTGCTGCGGGATGATCTACCTAGGGCTCGGAGGCGGATGGGTTCGTAGGAGCATAACCGCTCCTACAGGAGCGTTCATTGATTCGTGCTCTATAGGGGTGGCAAGCTTTCCAATTAGGAGTAGCTATGCCTGCTATATGGAGCGGAGTTATCGCGCTTGGAATCATCCTAGCCCTACTGTTCCTAGCGTACAATCTTAGCTTACTAGTACCTGTGACGGGCACACCTGGGAGGGATATTGAGACCAACACGCCAACAGCACCAAGTGATACCTTCGATAAGGTATGGTGCAAGGTTGATGGCAAGTTAGAGGCTTGCGCTATTCCCACTAGCCGATACCCGCTTAATTGTGTGGGGATAACAGATTTGGTGGAGTACAAGATTTGCCGAGGCTGGTGGGACGTGGCTACCAGTAGAGACACCATCGACCTTACTGACTAATCCATCCGCTTGTCATTCCTATAGAGCACGAATCTACCCCTGCAATCCCGTTGATTGTGGGGGTGTCAACGTTAGTCACCAGTCAAAGGAAGTAACCAGTGGAATACTTCCCGACTAGTGGGCTGGACGATGCTAACCGTAGGGCCGAGATAGCCTATCTCACTAAGTTCTTGCGGGGTCTTCTCAATACTCCCGATGGTACAGTCTATTGTGCTGAGTGTGGGAAGCCAAGTCGCGTCCTAGTTATCACTACCGAGTCCAGTTTCGTCTGTGTGCCTTGTGCCGCAGCACTGGACATAGTTGAGGGCCAGAGCCCTCAGATTGGAGACTAGCAAATGAGAAAAGGCAAGACGACCGGCAAGACGTTCTCCGTCTTCACGTTGGCGATGATTGCCACAAACAAAAAGGAGTCCGGCTTCGCGGGGATGCACACCGTCTACCCGCTGTCATGGGCGGATGGCGCATCCTTCAACGCCCTCGCCGCTGAGGAGTTTGGCGTTGATCGCGAAACCATTGTCGCGGCCAGTCGCAAGCTTATCGACAGCGACAAGGTACGGATGATTCCTGCCAAGGGTGGAGTCCGACTGTACGCGCCCGATGACGCGCCGAAGTCTAGCAATGGCAAGGGCGTGTCGGCTTCCGTGCTGTCGAACGTAGCTAAGTTGATAGGCTAGTGCCAAGCTACGGTTCACTGGGAACAGTGACGGTAGCCGACCGGATACCCGCCGCTGTTCTCACCAAGTTGAAGGCCATCGGAACGTAACTGACTAGCCGTTGACACCCCCACAATGCGCGGGATACGAACACCCTCTGCGAGAGCGGAGGGTTTTTTGTTGCCCACGATCACCTAGAATCAATCCTCCAGCCCCAGGGTTGAAATCTGACGGGGGTTACCCCCAGCCACGACTTTCCTACCGTCCGCGCGGCACCTCCGCGCTGTAGGCCATCTCAGAGCGCCGCACCGGAAGTCCAACTTTAGAATCACCCCTTAGCTTAACTGTTTACTATGGTGCGCAGTTGTCTCGTGTATTAAGGAGTGGGGTGTTGCCCCTGGCCTTCTGGTAGCCTGGCATACGTCCTCTTCCGGTGACAATTCGAGCATACAACCTCGCACTTCTGAATCTCCTTAAGTATTGTCTTAAGGGAGTAAGCACGCATAGAAGATACAGACTTACGCTTGTTCCCATTCACGTGGTCGAAATCAAGAACTATTGGGTCGGCATTACCGCAATCCACACACGGATGCGTCATCTTGTACCACCAAATAGCAATCCCAGACGCAGCACCCCGCGTTTTCATGTATTCGTTAGCCTGAGTCCTACGTCCACGATAGACTTGTCAAGCCTTCTTAAGAAATTAGCATGGCCCCATAATGTGAGAATAGCCCCTGCGCCCTATCTCTTATGGTGTCGGAGAGTACACCGTGTATGGCTGTCCACTGCAAGCCAGGTAAGAAGGGACTAACGCGCCGAGGTGCTAGGCGCGTACAGGTAATAGGATAAGTACGGAAGTAGATTCCTGATTTACCTACACTGACGCCTGCAGCGGGCACTTGACAGCCGGTGCCGATGGTGGTACGCTGATGGTGGCCCGACCAGATGCGTCGGCCAGGGTAAGTAAAGGAGAGGAACGTGCTAGACCCTGCTACTTATTGGAGGCGTCGGTGTATCAAGGCTGAGACGGAATTAAAGGAAACCTTGGGTACTAAGACAATCGTGCTAGTATCCAAGGGTGACGGACAAGCGAAGGGGTAGGGACAAGTGGACGAACCTAGTGAAGTAATCGTCGCTGCTCTAGCATCCCATATAGAGGAGAAACTAGCTAGAGGAGAGAGACTGTGCTCTGTGTGGCACGGGACGGAGAACTGTTCCGAGTGCGACAGGGAAACAGGAGGCAACTTCGCTGCCTGGCTTACACGAATGAGGGAGAAAGACAATCGCCAAGTGTCCTAGATGCAAGACACGCTACTCTGGCCTGTCCTACGACACCATACTAACACGCATCTTCATCAACGAGAAGCCGGACGGTACTAAGCTAGTATACAGGAAGGAGAGTGCTGGCAAAGTATGTAGATTGTGCATCGTAGAGGAGAGGACTAAGACTCCTATCTACACGAAGGGATAGAGAAGAAAAAGGTTTGTGGCACAGGAAATCCTAATGAAGCTAATGAATCTACCCCAGTTCGAAGGAGATAAGTAATGGGTAAGGCACAACTCACCGGCTTGGCCGCTAGTCCTGGCATCGGCATTGGGCCAGTCCGCATAGTGAATGAGAAGAATCCCGTAACCAATGTTGAGGAGGGCGAAGTTCTCGTAGCCAAGAAGACTGACCCTGAGTTCGTGATAGCTATGAAGAAGTGCGCCGCGATAGTGACTAACGCGGGCGGCTTGCTGTCCCATGCTGCCATTGTAGCTCGCGCCTTCGGTGTCCCCTGTGTGACGGGGACTAAAACAGCAACTAAACTATTTCGGACGGGCCAACTAGTGAAGGTGGACGGCACCAAGGGGACAGTGGAAACGCTGTAGTGGTACACACCTGCAACGACATAGGGCGCTACTGTTCCTTGTGTGCTTGGCTAGTATATGTAGCACACTCGATGTATAGGACTCGTCTAAGGAAAGGAGACTAGGATAATGAAAGCGTCTAGTCAAGAAGCAGGCCCCACTCAGTTAGAGTGGGAAGTACACGAGTCCAAGATGCGTAAGCTACGGGCGCAGAAGGCGAAGGAGACTAAGCGGCGGAGGTATAAGGAGACGAGTGAGTGGGTCAATCCTTTAGGGGGTAAACTGTTTCATCTAGTTCCGCGAGAAGACGTTGCGCTTTCGAGGAAAAAGGAGTAACTTGCTGCGCAAGAGAGACTACACCATGATAAGCCGTAACATACCAACGCCACATATCAGTAGGCTTGGCCGGAACTTTGGCCAAGTTGGTGTACCTACCCTTACGGTAGATAACATTACCAGCTCCCGAAGCCCGAAGAAGGGCAGAGATAAGCTCCAAGTCTGTTACCGAAACTTCTATACGCTGTTGGACGTATCTGTGCCCCCGCTTATCCACCACAACTTGAGTTCTTGTATAGCCAGTGGAAAAGGCAGGTTACGCCAATGAAGACCTACTGCTCTATATCTGGGTGCGTAAGACTCACTTGGTCTTGGTGGACTCTCGACGCAACGGGGCTAACACTTAAAGCTAAAGCCGCAGGATTAGCGAGCAATCAGGAGAAACCTGTATGTAGGTCACACACCCGCATACTCCGTGTGTTGGCGTCAGGCTTCGCCGACCAAGGGTCACACCCGTATGTCCTACTGTTCTTCCATCCCAAGCTCACAGTTACGGGCCATCCCTGCATAAATCTTGGGTGTAAGAAGAAAGGAAGAGTTCCTCTGCCGAGAGGAGAAACTCAAGTAGTATGGGCGTGTGCGACGCACCATGCCATACTACAGGAAGCACTACCGTTCCTTACCATTACGGCTGCGGTGAGAACTACCTCGGCTTGGATGAAAGATAAGACTTGCCCCTGCGGGCTCACTAGGTGTTTCCTCTGCTTAGGCTGCCAGTCGTGTGCCTCCCCAAGAGTTCCCAAATGTCGTCACTTCTGTAAGAACGGACATCGCTTTCGAAAGTCCTCCAGCCGTTGCAAAGGATGTCAAAGACTCTACTGTAAATACTGCCCTGGTACATTCTGCTCCCACTGTAGGATTTGCAAACGGTGTGACGTTCTCTGCGATGACTGTGGTAATTGCAATAAAGCGTGTATATGCTACGGGGAGGCGGACGTAGCCCTGAGCACGTGGGGCTTACCCGCGTCCTTGAACTTAAAGGCTGCGGCTGCAAGGTTCTATATCTTAGTGGAGAAGTCGGTGGCTGACAAGTGTTTCCTCCCCGACCTAGACAAGTACGCAAAGGAGTTAGCAGCCACGTTCGCCAACTACCTAGATATGGCTGTAGGCGGCGAGATTAGGTATGGGTCGCAAGAGTGTGAGAACGTCACCGAACTACTGCCGCGCATAGCCGAGAGGTACTCAAAGAAGGACGCTCGAAGCTCTAGAGGCAAAGCGTGGCACGAATGGAAGGAGTTGCGAGACGACTACGGTGTATCCATACTGCGGGAAGCCGAGGATGCTTTGTTCGAGGGCGATTGGGACGGTAACTTAGGCGGGCCTATGTGGGGAGAGTGTGCCAAGACACTCAGGCTGTACGAGGAGGGTGAACTCCCCGACGTGGTATTCGTTGACCAAGCATTTAGTTTGGAGCACAACAACGGGTGTGTCTTTAACAAACTGTGGAGCACAAGTGGCCTGGCAGACCTGCTCAGTGCGGTGTTCGCGGGACATCTTGAGTACGTAATTCCCTATCTCCCTTCCGACGAAAGGAAAGCCTATAGTAACTGGAAGAAGGCTAATGAAGACTCTATCGGCTAAGATAGAGAAGTTGGGTGCGATGGTAGACAGGGAGACTAAAGACAAAGCGAAGAAGACAGTTAGACTTTGTAGCGCCTGCGCTGGTATACTAGACGGACTTCTGTACTACTGCAAAGAGGAAGCGTGTGAGAACTTTCCGTTATGTGACAAGTGCTTATGTCAGAAATGCGGCTGCTGCCCCGACTGTGAAGAGTGCGGTGTACCCGACTTAACCTCGGACAGCGGCAATCTGTTCTGTGTAAGCTGCGGGCAGGTAGAGCAGTTTCGCATAGTCCACCACCTAGGCGGTGAGGCACCTCTCGCCGAGTGCAACATCTGTAGCAACGAATACTCTATGAATACGAGTGGCGCGAACCTCTACTTAGAGGGGGTAGACTACGAGTTCCAGCGGAAGGTGAATCAGTGGGAATCTGAGCCTAGCGGCCCTGAACAGACTGAGAAGAACGAGGAGCCTCTATTATTCTGCGTCGACTGCTTCCAAAACATGCCTCATAAGACGAAGTACGTCTCTATCTCACATGGACGGCGCACCGAGCACTTTCAATGTCTCACCTGCCAGAAGGATAGAGTGAACAGAACGTGGCGGACGACAGACGGCACCTATAAGACTTCCACTTCTAATATACAGCCGCTCACGACCAGCAACCTCCCCGACCAGAGCAACGATGACTACGGAAGGTGGGGTTACTGCACTGTTGAGCACTGGCGCGACCCTATCAAGATTGGGAAGTGGACAGTCTACGTCTCAGCCTCATCCGACCGACCTACTCCAACCCAGAGGGCGCGACTCCCACAAAAAGACCAGCCTATATTGCCGGACTATGGCCTGTACTTTTCCACCGAGGGCGGAAGGTACGGCATGGGCTGGAGTGCTAAGGTGCAGACCACACCCGACTTCCCAGTGCAGGAGCTAGGTTTTGTTACTGCTTACCCTCGCTTGTTCTATGACTGGTTAGACATGGGAGCGCCAAGAAGTTCTGTTGTTCTCAAACTAGTGGCGTGGGCAGCAGCGAAAATAAGGGAGGGAAAGAAACTAGACCTCGGTTGCTTCGGTGGGCATGGCAGAACCGGCACCTTCCTTGCCCTGCTGTTCATAGAGATAGAGAACATAACTGCTGACGAAGCCATGAAAGCTGTGTGGACTCGACATTGTGAACAGGCGATTGAGACTTACATACAGCGGAAGTTCATCTACGAGTTCAATGGAGAACGGGCTCCGTCTCCCCCCCCCTCCACGTACATGTCTAACGTGACGACGCCGAGCGGTGTGAAGAAGGAGGGCGGCAACAAGTTCAAGTATTTGTCACACAAGGAGAAGAAACGACTGAAGGCATCCCGTCGGAGAACGCGAGTTGAACTAAAGGAGTGCGTGACCGCTGCACTAGCAGCGGGAGTTACGACCCGAAAAGTATTGGAAGAAGATGGGAAACTCTGGACGTGCGGGAAGTGCGGTAGCATACGAACAAA